TCCGTAAATTCTGGGACAGACGCATTAGCCGAAAAATTAGGTGAATATAAAAAAATAAAAAAAAGTCAACAAGAACGGCCCGTTAGAATAAAGAAAGAAGTTAAAGTAATTACTGAAGAAAGAGATTCAAAACAATTAAAAGAATTAAATAAAACAGAGAAGGAGCTTAATGCTTTAAAGAAACAAGGAGATAGAGACCTTAAGGAAGCAGAGGCTCTCTTTTTAGAAGAAATGGCTTCTGAAGAAAAGAATAAAGATTTAGTTCAAGTTAAAGAAAATATATTTCAAGTAGTTAAAAAGAAAGATGGCTCATTCACTGTCTCTAAAATGAGAGAAGATGGGAAACTAGTTGGAATAAAAGATGAAAAATCTAGACAGCAAGCTATAAATGAGTTTAAAAAAGAAAAAACTGAAACAGAAAATAGGCTCATACAAGAAGCCGATAACAACATAAAGGAATATGAAAAATTAATAAAAGAGGATTTAGATAAATCTACTACTAGTAAAACGACTGCTCTTGATTCAGATTTAAAACGCTTGGAGTCTTTGTATAAAAGAAAAATTGAGTTAACAGAATCAGATGAATCAAGCAATACAAAAGATTTAATAATAGAATTTCTTGATGCAGCGATAAGGGTTACTTCAACAAGAGGAAACGCATATGACGCAACACTAGGTATACCTTTATTTATGGCTAACAACTCTTTAAAAGTTGTTAGAGCTGCTTATCTAGCAGGTAAGTCTTTAGCTCAAGCAATTGATGATGGTATTAAATACATAAGGAAACAGGGATCCACAGTAGATAAGGTTAAATATGACAAATTTATTTCAGATAATATAAATCAAGTAAAACGAAAAAGAAAACCAAAGAAAAAGAAATCTCCTAAGAAAAGAAGAGCTATAAGCAAAAAGCCTACACCTACACCTGCAAGCACAACTCAAGTTAAAGAAACTACTGTTGCTGAAGATGGTACTGTAACTACTCCTCAAACTCCTGGAGCTGTTATAACGCTGGAGAAGAAAGGTAAATACGCTGAATACTTAAGTATATTTAGAAGAAGCGTCATAGATAAATATGAAGATATAATTCAACTTCAAAATAAAGTCTTAGAATCTGTAGGGCGTTTGAGCTTGAGTTCTGATTTTAAAAACGCTCTGTCTACTTTAGATGGTAAGGTTCAGGATCAGTTAAAAAAGATTATAAATCCCTTGGAAATAGCAACGGCTGAAGCTATTAAAAAAAGCGGTAAAACTTTAGATCAAATAGATCAAATTGCCACAGCTTTCTTTGCTCAAGATAGAAATAAAAGTATACTTGAAAAAACAAAAAACAGCAAGAACGTAAACACAGAAGGATCAGGTATGTCCGATAAAAAAGCTCAAGAAATTCTTGAAAAAGAGTTGGGCTTCACTAAGGAGCAAGCTCAAAGTCCTAATCTTAAAAATGCAGATAAAAAGATTAGAGATGCAATTGAATCTATTCAAGATATAAATAAAGCAAGAAGAGATATATTAGTTAAGACTGGCTTGGTAAGCCAAGAGCAGGTATCTCAATGGGCTATAGAGTATCCTAATTACATTCCGTTATCAGGGTTTGCTAATCTTAAAGAGAATAAAATAGTACGAACTCAGTCTGGTAGAGGATTTAAGGTTTTTAATCAGAGAGAAGCTAAGGGAAGGGAAAGTGAATCAGGAGATGCTGTTAGTGAGTCTATAAACAATCTTCAGAATACTATTATTGAAGGAAATAAAAATAAAGTTCTTCAAAGGTTATTTAATTTAGTTAAAGAAAACCCTATAGTTGGTGCTGATGGTGAAAGTGTTTGGTCAGTTTTAGAACCAAAAAACAAAGAACAACTTAGTAGTTTTAATGCTCAGTCTAATGAAAAAGATAGCGGGGTATTAAGGGTTATGATAAATGGGGAAAGTAAATTCATACAGTTCTCAGACCCAAGAATGGCAGAAACAATGAAGGGAACTACCGTGTTTGACCCAGGTGATATGAAACCCATCATTAGATATGTGGCTGGTTTAAATAGATTTTTAAGCTCAATGATAACTACATATGATCCTGAGTTTATATTTAGAAACTTTGCTAGAGATATACAAGCTGGTTTATTTAACCTTGTAGGTGAAGAGACAAATAAGGGTGGTGTTCTCAATGAAGCAAAAGTTAAAGGACTAGCAGGTAAAGTTCTTTCTGGGGTTCTTCCTTCTATTAAAGCTATATATAATGTGGAAGGTAAAAAAACTAAGGATTTAAATACCAAAGAAAAATACTATACGGAGTTTGTTGCGGATGGTGGTAAGACAGAATGGTTTTATTCTAGGTCTCCTGAAGAGTTTAAATCTAACATAAAAAATCTTGTTGAAGGGAATAAAGAAAGCAGTATAAAAGCGGCCAAAGATTTTGCGGAAAGGGTAAACACATCTGTAGAAAATGGAATCCGTCTTTCTTCTTATATAGAAGCTCGTGAAGCTGGAGTATCTAGAGAAAAGGCCGCTGAATTAGCTAAAGAATTAACTGTAAACTTTAATAGGAGTGGTGAATACGGTACTACTATTAACTCTTTGTATCTTTTCTTTAACGCTTCTATTCAAGGAACCAATAGATTGGTAAAAACATTAAAGCCACAGTTTGAATTCAATGAAAAGACAGGTAAGAAACAACTTAAAGTTACTAACTCACAAAAGCTTGCCGCAGGATTAGCGGTGTTTGGTGGGGTTATGTCTATCATTAATGAATCGATGAGTGAAGATGATGATGACGGTGAGTCTTATTATTCTAAGATACCTGAATTTGTTCGTGAAAGAAATCTTATTATTATGAATCCTTTAAGTAAAAAAAAGGGTGATTACGTTAAGGTCCCACTCCCTTATGGTCTTAATGTTTTTTATGTGATAGGAAATTCTTTGATGAACGCTAATCAAGGAATTACAGATAAAGGTGAAGTTCTAGGGGATATATTTACTGCATCACTTGGATCATTTTCTCCTTTAAACTTTCCTTCATATGGGTCAGATGCTACAGCTTATATATTTAAAGTATTAGCACCTACTCTTGGTCAGCCAATTATCAGCTTAATTGCCAACGAAAACTTTTTTGGAAGAACTATATATAGTGAAGAAAACCCTTGGTCTAAAACACCAAGACCAGCTTCTGAGTTAGGAAGGGATAGGTTTAAAAATCTTGAATCTTGGACTAAAGCATTAAATAAAGCTAGTGGAGGATCTGAATTTAGACCTGGTGCTATTGATCTTAACCCAGACAAAATGGGTTTTGTTTTTGAATGGTTTACAGGAGGTGCTGGAAAAACAATTGGAAGAACCCAAAGATCATTAAGAAAAGTTACTGAAGGAGAATTGCCTGAAGCAAGAGAGATTCCTTTCTATAGAATATTTATGGGGCAAACAAATGACTATCAAGATCGTTCTGAATACTACAATAATGTAATGCTAATAAATCAATTGACTAAAGAGGCTGAAAGCGGACAGCTAAATAAAAAAGATAAGATTTCTGTATCTCGAATGAAGTACATTAGTAAAGATGTTTCTTCTAGATTAAGAAAGATCAGAAAGTTAAAAGACAGAACAGAAAATGCAGAGCGTCAAGAGTATTTAGAGAACTTAGAAAAAGCTCAGATGTTAAGATTTAAAAAGTCGTTTAAGAAATTCGACATAGAAGACATAAAGTAATACCCTACTGTAGTTGAGTTCACGCTAGTTATCTTATTTAAAATACACGAACTTTGTCGTATGAAAAAATTCCTAGAGATCTTTAAAGATAGCAACGATTGGAATGAGAAAACCATTATTGGATTCCTTTCTTTTGCTGTAATGTCATTCGTTATTATGGCTGATGTCATAACTGGTTGGGTTGGTAAAGACCTAGTAGTTAATGAGTTCATCTACAATTCTTTCTTGTTAGTTACACTCGGATCATTCGGTATATCTGGATTAGAAAAGTTTGCAGGAAAGAAATGAGTAAACCCAGATCACCCATAGATAGATTAGATTCGTTTGGAGAAGATAGAGTTCTTGGTATTAGTATCAAGTCGCTTATAGCTATAGGTCTTACTGCGGCAATGGCAGCGTCTGGTTATGGAATGCTGAAGCGTGATATAGAGATTGCTATGACAGAACCAGTTCCTCCAGTAACAGCTGATGAATTCAGATTACAGACAGAGATAATTGATAACGCTATCTTAGAAACAAAAGAAGATATATCAGAAATCAAACAGCAAATGAATCGTATGGAATCACGATTATTTGAAAGCTCTAGACGATGAAATGTTCCACACTAAGTTTAATTCTTCTAGTAGTTTTATTACTAGCGGGATTCACAAGTTGCTCTACCCAATGGCATCTCAAGAGAGCGATACAAAAAGACCCAACGATCTTAGTTCAGGACACAGTGATTGTAACGGACACGGTTGTGACAAAGTCCACTACTGTATTGGATACGATAACCATCTCAAAGATAGATACAGTAGAGATCGTAAAGAACAACTTCCGAGTAAAGATTACGCGGAGCTATGACACTCTAATAATAGATGGCGGCTGTGAGTCTGATACTATAGTAAGGACAGTCAATGTACCTTTCGAGAAGATTGTTTACCAGGAGAGAGAGAAATGGTACCACAAGCTTTACTTTGGTTCGTTCCTTTTATTAATACTTATGTTCTTCTTGGGATTGTTTAAGAGACTATTTCAGCACGCCTAAGAACCACAAGTTTCACAATCATCTGGGTTATCAATATTACAAGTAGGTTGTTCTTTTTGTGTAAGATCTTCTAACCACGAATCAAAGGGGTCTTTAGCCATTTTAGGAATAATAAAAAAGTAAAACCCCTACGCTTTGTAGAGGTGAACACGAATTTACTACATAGTATTTTACCGTAGATAGCTGTGATTTTATTGAAAGAAACTAGTGATGTTTGTCCCCTTATTTATGTCGTAAAAACCTACCTGCTTGGTTATCATAAAGGTATCGTTAAAGTCAGTCTCTTTAGGCATCTTTTTACCTCTCCATTCAGGCTCATCAATATCGTTCAACCTAAATGCCCAAACGCCAAATGGTGTCGAATTTATGTAAACAGGATCAACTCCAGAAGCTTTGCTTCTTTCTAAAAGACCTTCATATTTTAGCTTTTCTATAACTAGTCTGCTGTAATGAGACTTGCGACACTTAAGCTCTATTTGGACTCTGTGCTTATTAGAATAGCAATCGTACTTAGAAAACCTATCTTTCGTCTTTTTAAGATCTGGAAGCAATTGATTTTTTAAAGCATCAAAAAGTTCTGATTCTGTGTTAAAGGGATTGTTTCGATAGTCACTCATAGCCCCCTCATCCTTAGAGAGTTAATGTCGCTTAACTTATAATGCTTCTTGCAGTATTTATTCAAGTTCTCCCCAAGCTCTTGAGCTCTCTCTAGAGTCATATCATCAATGGCTCTTTTCCAATCTCCAGGATTACTACATAATATACCTGTCTTGTTATGTTTTATAACTTGTTTGTACGGGGATACATTAGATGCAATGATTGCTGTCTTGGTATATCCAGCTTCAATTACTTTAAGTGCAGACTTGCAACGGTTAAACTTATTGTTTAATAGAGGAGATATAGATACGTCAAAATGTTTGTATAAACCACCATATTGATGAACGTCTTTAGGGAGTAACTTATGCTTGGCTTTGAGTACGTCCATATAGTTCATAAGGTCCATACAATATGATTCCTTACCCTCTAAAGTAACTCCACCCATAGCTTTCATATCTTCCTGGTGACCGTTGGCTCCTACATAACCAAATCTAACTACGTCAGTCGGTTCTTTTTCAATGTCTTTCCATTGTTCTTCTTTTTCGTATAAGGTGTTAGGAATAAGTCTATAAGTGACATTTGGGTTAATTTTTTTCATTCTATTAATGAGGTACTCAGAGGGGCACCATATCTCATCAGCTATTTTAATTGTCTTTTTAATCTCTGGACCCGCTACTTTTTCGTAATGCTTATGTGCTGGGTTGTCTTTAGGTAAATACCAAAAGTCATCGTTATCTAGTATCAGCTTTACATCATTGTCTAATAAGAACTTTTTAAAAGCTTTATGATTAGAAACAGTACACCTTCTAGACGTAACTAAGTTCTTAACCTTAGTCATATCAAAATCTTTAAGCTCGTTATAGCTTTGAAAGAAGTGTATATTAAGTTTCGACTCTGCCTGCATACGCAGAAAAGGTGTCATTAACCTATGGTAGTTAATACCGTTTAGTCCATCAAGGAATATTAATGTCATCATAAAATTCTAATAGAGCCGCTCTGATCATATCAAACTCTAGCTCAATATCTTTTTTGTATTTTCTTATTGTGTTATGAAGTCTATCGCTATCTACTCTAGGTGAGCCAGAATTACCGTGTAAACTTTCATACAGTTCCGTAGCTGAGTTATGCATCCTATTGGTTGTTAGGAAATATATCTCACTCAATTGTTTTAAATCCATAAACTTTTATTTTCACTCTGAAGGTGTTTTTCTCCAGGTTTTCGTTGAAGGTAGTCGACTGTGAAATAAAGTGTTTTGGGTTATCGTCTTTAACATAATCAAACTTTCGCAAATAATCCGCAAGAAACTTGCTACAACATATAGCGTTGTCAACATCAAAGCGGCAGTTAAAAGAAACATCAAGTGCAAATTGCTCCATATAGAATCTGTCGAAAGACTGTAGAGCTGTCTCAATATGTTTCCAATATTCTTCTTTGTATTTTTTACGAACCATAAAATGCCTTCCCGAATAGAAAACATTGAGGCTAGGGGGTTTAGGTAACGTAAGTTCAAGTTCTTCATAATCACTTTCCACTCATCTAAGATAGGTCAAACTTACCTGAATCTAATGATAAGGGCTTGAAATTCTTGTCACCCATAGGGTATATTCTAAATCCAGTTTTGGAAGCATTCATCTCAAACAATACAGGCTCATCGTAACTAGTTGGCATTCCTCCCGTTTCTTGTGATCGAACTTTTCTTACGTGAACCTCCATTGTGTTTCGTAAATCAAACTCTGGAGCCATAATTTTTCTATGAAAAGTCAAGAAATTATCACTACGATTAACCATCTTACCGCCCCCTTCTGTGTCTTCTGCATAAGGAGCTGGCTGAAGTCCATCCATACCCTTCCTCCTTGCCGCCTCTGTTATGGCGTGAGTATTTAACCACACAGCTATGTTGTTAGCGTTACTAAATGTTAACAGCTCTGATGCGGCTTCATAGTGATATTCGTGAGATGAAAGCAAGCTATTACTCATAGTTATTTTTAAAGAGTTATAAGGGTCTATTAAAAACCCATCATAACTTTTCTGCTTTAAAAGTTTTTCTGCAAACACTAAAAGATCTGTGTAGCTGTAAACCTCTTCGTTGCTTATAATAGTAAAATGATTATTGATCCACTTGTATGCGGCAACTCTTTCTTCGTAATGCATTTGATTAATAGGTACATCCACCAAAAACTCCATCAGCTTCATCTTTACTGCGGCAGTCTTGTTTTCTGAAGAGTATATTATCCATTTCCAATCGTGTAGAACTGAGGATGTTACCATAAGATACATAGCCATAGTTGTTTTACCCACGTTACTATGTCCATTTATAATTGTAAATTCTTTTTTAAATAGAAAATGTTCATCTAAACGGGAGCCTGTAGTAAGTCCCCTGGCAATGTCTCCTCTAGCAAATTTATTAATCCACTCCATATCCTGATTATCGGAAGATATAAATGACATATCTCCATCATTGATACGCATCTCTCGTTTAATCCTTTGCTCATCTTCTAGCGTTTCTTTAATAGGCTTTCGCTTCCCTTCCTCAATACCATCAGTAATTGTTTTCTTAGCGAGTTCAATATCATCAACACTAGACATTTTTTGAATCTCCCTTAATAGAACACGCTCTACCTCGTCCCGTTCCATCCTACCTACAGCTATATACCCTCCGCACAATAACGAAGCCCTAAGTAATGTATTATGTTTGTCACCGTCTTCAGATCTGCGAATCATCTTAGAAGCTATACTTAGTTTTTCATAATCAGTATATAGATCAGATGAAACTGCTGTTTGGCTCTCGGAAGACTCTGACAACATCCCTCCAAACTTATCGCTTGATTCATTATATATTAGATCAGGATCTAAGCTCTCAAAACAAGCTCTAGCTTCATTAATCCCAGAAGGATCGACTTCTAGTCCATAAGTTTTCTCAAAGTAAGTCTGTAAAGCCCTGAAATGATCACGATGTCTTTCTGGATTTGATATCTTGACAAGAACTTTAAGACCATCACCCGATGGAGATATCCAACAAGCTCTTACAAATTTATCTGTAGATAATAAAGCTTTAGAAGACTCTGTGTCTATGTGATCGAAGTCTAATATAATAAGACCACTATGACCTAATATATCTTCATCTTTCCTTCCTTTAAAAACCCCTGAGAAAAGAGTGATGGGGAGAGTCTTTTTTTTGCTCTTATCTCCAGCTCTTATTTCTTCAATTATATTTTTAGAATTTCCCTCTATAATCCTTTTCAAAGAGTTTTCCAAAAGAACATAGTGGGGTTCGTCCGTTTTAATAACAGAGGGAAACATTGTTACTTTCTCCATCCTAAACTTTTTCTACTTTTAGTAGTTCTCTGTCTACAAATATTTCTCTAATAGACATAGTGTTTATTGCGTGTATAAACGATGAAGCCACACACTCAAAAGCTATTTCACAAGGGTCTAGTTTAAATATTCTAACGTAGCCTTTTAACCTACTAGGGAGAAGTATGCGTCGATTGTCTTCTTTTTCTATTTTGTACGTAAAAATATAATGATGATTAGTTACGCTGACTCGTTCATTTAATATGTCATCTACTTCTTTATATTTTTCTGCATACTCTACATCTACAAAGTTACCTTTTTTGTTCTTTACTAAGCTTGATTTGTGCTTGTTTATGTGATGTATAACAGTAGAATGATCTTGATTTAATAGTTTACCTATCTCTAAAAAAGTCATTTTAGTGTTCTCTCTCAATATAGCGCAGAACATTCTCTTAGCTCTTACTGAATCACGATGTCTTCCTTTTGTTTGCATTCTCATAACACTCACCCCACAAACAGCAGACACTTGTTCAAATACGGACTCAGCATTTAATTTAAAATTCGTTATCATAGTCTTCTTCTTTATACCAGCTTGACCTGGAAATTGTTTTTGTTTTATAAATTTTTACAACTCTAATATTTATAGCGGTCTTTGGAATCTTAGCAATCTTCCGTACATACTTTATAGTGTCAGAATGTCTATTCATATCTAATAGATTCTTAGCTCTTGTAAGAATGATAAATGGAGATATTTCTCTTCCTTTATTATGGTTTAAAAAAGAATTTCCCTTTTTAGTCTGCCAAAAGATTTTACAATAATGCTCAAATATTTCTTGACCTTTTTTCAATACACAGTCAATGACACTATATAATTAAAATAATTCTTGCAACCTTCCTTATCTCCGCTTAAGATTGTTAATCCTTCACGTTGTAGGTTCCACTCTTTATTCTTTTCATTATATATTATTTCGTACTTACTATTTATATTTTTCATTTGTACAAATATCTTCTTCATATTTCTTTTCTGTTCCTCCACATCTTAGCTACAATTGATCTGCGCTGGGGAGTAAATTTATACTTCGACCTTAGTCTTGCCATTGCTATCCTGTAAAACTGATCAAACTCTGATTCTTCTTTGTCTCTTTTCATAATAAAGAAGGGGAGGCATAAACCTCCCCTAGTTTAATTTAGAACGGCAAAGCCTCCTCAGTTTTTACATTTCCTTGGCTACTATTATATTTAGTAGTAACACGAGGGTTAACTACTGATATAAAAGCACCGCCATCAGATTTGACAACTAAGTCCATATTGACGTTCCCACTTTTAGTAAGATACTTTTTAAGCTCTTCTAATTGTGTTTCTTTAAATGAAATACCCCACTTCTTGACACCACTGTCAAACTGCTTCATCTCACTAACGAAACCTATATATACATTTCTTTCTTCACTCATAATTATTAAATTTCCCCTTGTAAATAAAATTTATCAGACGCTTTGTCTTTTTCAAAGTATTCAAGAACAGTTCTTACACCCTTCTTGAACTTTGCTTCTCCGAACCCAAGAGTTTTGTCCGAAGCTTTGTATACCGCAGGTAAATACGGATACGCTTTTTCTTGTACAACCCAGTAAAAATCGGGTATGTCAAACACTTTACTGTACAAGTATGCTTGTATATCATAAGAATAAGAGATCACATCTCTAGGGAACGATTTTGCCCCTCTAGAACTCTTACTGTCTGATATAAAACCATCACCCAGGCAGTCTAAGAATCCTCTTACAACAATACCTTCATAGTCATCAAAAAGATTTATCTCTTCTTTGAATTCTATTTGATAGCTTCCTTTTAGGTAAATATCCCTAACACCGCAAGTGTCAAGTCTATCTATCATTTCCATAGCTTGTTTATGATCTTCCAAAGTCACCAAAGCCTTTTCTCCTTGTCCTTGTTCTTCTTTCCACTCCTTGTAAAGCTTTGTAGACTTAGGTTTTTTACCACCAATCTCTTGAAGTATTTCATTTTCATTAAGTACAAGAAATCTATCATTAAACTTATGTGGTTCAAACAATAAGCAATCATACATAGAGCCGAACTCTAATGCTGTTGATGTCCTTTTTAATTGTCCTTTCATATACATCTCAAAGAGACGCATATCTTGAAGGGCATATTTTACTGATGAATAAGACAGATAGCTTTTACCTGTTTTTTCTTCGAGTATTTTAGATACGTTTTTCATTCTTTTTGGGTTAAGCTTATTGATTTAACAGCTACATTATCACATATTCTATTCACAAAAATCACAGCCTCATCTCTCGTAAGAAATTCCTTACATATATGTTTCCAATGTGCAGGCCTCTTAGCTTTATGTCTGTCGTGAAGATGATAGTTAACTTCGTACGGCATTATTTTACCGCCACGTTAAGTTTAGCTAACTCAATAGATGTTATTTCGTTTCCGTACTTATCTTTCACAGCTTCTAATCTTACTTGTCGATCAGGGGAATTCTTACCCTCTCTAACATAGTCTAAAGCTTTATTAAAAACGCCTGAAGAGTCTTTGTTCTCTAATTGAGTTGGCTTTTTCATCTGTGGCTTATGATCATTAGTAGCGTCACTATCTTGAGTATCATCAATTAAAAATAAATTACCTAGAGCATATTTTTTACCATAAGAGGACGCAGAACCAAATTTTTGGGGCATTTGCATACCTTTTTGGTCCAAATCAACTCCTACCACTGCTGTGCTGTAAATACTACTCTCACCATCGGAAAGCGTAGCTTTAGATTCTAACATAGGAAATGAGCTGTCGAGTTCAACTACTCGCTCATTTATAATTACCGATACCCCCAGCTCTAAGAGATATGGTTTTGTAGCTTCTAAAATATCTTCTGCGCTTCTAAAATAGTATTTACCAAACGCATTAAATCTACTTTTTTTAGATTTAAATTTGGTTTGAATTGTGGCGAGCTTTTCATTAATAGTCATACTGAATTTGTTTAAATTAATTTAATTAAGTGATCAAATATCTACATAAATAACGTAACACGCAACTTATTTAGAACCCTGATCAAGGGGGGTTTTTTTGTTTTCTTTTGCTATAATTAATAGAATTAAATAACCGCAAAGATCAAATAGAGTATCCTCCGTCTCATCGGCTAGTCCTCTGTTTTGTATGCGTGAAAGCTTATCATCTATCCTGGCGCATAAAGAATCAACAGCGTTTCCTTTAGAAAATATATTAATTGGGTCTAATGCCGAGTTGCCATAGGCATCGTTCTTTTCTGATAGCATACGATATACCCTTCCAGAAACATCTTTAATTTTATCTTTCATAATCTAATATTCTTCTTTAAAATCTTCAATTAATAACTCTTCTAAGAATTGTAAGAAAACAAATGGCTCAGATATCTTGTGAACCTCTACATCTGAAAAAGAATCAAATCCTAATGTTGGATGTCCTTCTAACTGAAATTCAGTAAATGTTTCAATGACTCCTCCTTCTGAAATTGTCTCGTTGTTTACAGCTATAATTCCTGTGACAAAAATGTCCCCTAATATACTGGGAACAATAGCTCTGTGCGGGTATTTACCATCTTCTATATGCATCCTATTTAACTTTATTATATTCCGTTGTAATATCTACAATTCTTTCATTTGTACTGTTGTCTATGTAAAATGTTACATCATCCATCGTTACATACAAAGACTTATCGCTCCTAATATCTATATCAATGTCATATAGACCAAGTTTTTCTGAATCTTGAATCTCTCTTTTAAGCTTTAAATTTTCATCTTTAAGATGATTAATCTCTTCTTCTAGAAGCCTCTTGTTAATTGTTAAAGCTTCTATTCTGGCAATAAAAAAATCTACTTGATCTTGGCTCATAACGTTGCTATTAATGCAAATAAGATTAAAGCATAGTATAGATATTGTAATAAATCTTTACTCTTGCCCATATCTTTCTATTTGTTTTTGTTGAAATTTACTAAAGTCTTTCTTTAGTTCTCTTTGAATTTCTGCTTCAATACAATCAGAAATATATTTTCTAATGTGAATTAGATTTCTACTTATACCTTTCCTAAGTATTGCTTTTTTCTCTTCCTCTGTAAGGAAGTTAATATCGTTTTCCTTCGCTATCTTTTGAACGTCATCTGTTGACCATAGGCCAATAGAAAAATGAGTGTCTTTTTTCATAATTAATAATTGTTATTATCCTTGTTGAAATAGTAATCATAAAAGAAATAAGCTATGATTGAAAATGCTATTCCGTGAAGTATTCCAGTTATATATTCCATTGTTCCTCACATTTGTATCTCCACTCATCCTCTGCCTCTGCGTCCTCGTGTCCAGGGTGGTCGTATAATCCTGTCCCACCAACAAGCCTTGCCTTTTTTAGCAAGTGGTTTATATCATCTGTCCATATTTCTTCAATAGATAGTAGATAGTCATTAATTTTACTTGGCTCAACGGAGTCAGGAATTTCTATCTCTAACTCTACAAACTTGTGGTATACACTACGGTTTTCAATTTTTACTTTCATAGTTTTAAAATTTAAATTAATCAATATTTAAGTCAATAAAAAAGTAGGTGCATGAACACCTACTTACTCTTTGGTTTAGTGAAATAACCTGTGATTTGCCATCTTCCTTTACCCGATAGATATTGGTTTGACAATGGCCCAGGACCCGTTACATTATAAGTAATAAAATAAGGATCATTTAGGAGTTCCTCCAGATCCTTCACTGATGTTTTTTCTAAAATCATATCTATTTGTTATTTAAGGCAAGTTACATAAATGTTAATAACTATGCAACTAAAACATTTGAATTTGTTTTGCTGATGATTGATTCTCAATATTTATCATTGCTTCAAATATGGTTTTACCAGCTTCAAAGTCAACTAAATTTCTTGCCACTTTATCTTTCCTTTGCCCGCCTTTGTATGTAGATAAATCTATTTCGTGAAATTCACATAGCTTGTTCACCTCGTCTGTTCCCGCACCTATTTGTGCTTTTCTAGTAGTAAGTACATTTGGTAGCGGGAAATTTGCCCAATATAAATGCCTACCTCTTTTTTGAGCTTCTATTAAGGGTTTATAATATGGTATTACGTTTTCCACCACGTATTTACCTTTAAAATGAGTGTCTAAAAAGATTATCTCTTGATATAAAGACATTTCTGGATACATTCTCTTTGCTTTTGTGTTAGCAAAACGTATTCTACTATGAGTTGGACAAGGCGGACTACTCCATATGAAATCATATTCATTATAGTTTTCCAACAGATATTGATGTGCATCTGTAACTATTACCTTATCATTAGGAAATCTTTCTTTGTATAATCTTGCTAAATCCTGGTCCAATTCTA